GATGATAATCAGAGGATTATTCTAAAATTGTTGCTGACCAACCTGATTGTATTCGATTCGCTGAATAGTTACTATAATTCAATGGTGGTGATCCATGAAACTAATTGATGCTTTTATAGTTGATTAAACTTGTTCATGGCGTTTGCTCTGATGTCATCCGCTATATCAATGTAGGGCTTCATGGCTTTGTAATCACTGTGTCCAGTCCATTTCATAACCACCGGTGCCGGAATTCCGAGTGCCAACGCATTACAGATGAAAGTCTTTCTTCCGGCATGGGTACTTAACAATGCGTATTTGGGTGTGACTTCATCTATGCGCTCATTTCCCTTGTAGTAGGTTTCCCGTACAGGCTCGTTGATTTCCACCAGTTCACCCAGTTCTTTCAGATAATCGTTCATCTTCTGATTGCTGATGACGGGCAATGCCATGTGGTTCTCGAAATGAACATCCTTGTATTTTTCAAGAATGGCTTTGCTGTGGTCGTTCAGTTCGATTATCAGGCTGTCCGCAGTCTTGACTGTGGTGACTTCAATATGGTCGGGCTTAATATCACTTCTTTTAAGGTTACGAACATCCGAATATCGTAAGCTCGTGAAGCAACAGAACAGAAAGACATCCCTGACACGTTCCAAATACTGCTTGTCATGCGGTATTTGATAATCTTTCAGCTTGTTCAGTTCATCCCATGTCAGGAATATTACCTTTTTAGGGGTTGTTTTCAATTTGGGCTTGAATGCGTCGTATGCAATGTTCTGATGATGCCCTTTTTTGAAGCTCCAACGCAGGAACCATTTGAGAAATCCCATTTGTTTACCGATGGTGCTGTTTCTCATGTCCTTTTTGTCACGCAAGAAATTGACATACTCATTTAGCCCGAATTCGTTGAAGTATTCAAAGGTTACATCCTCCTTGAACTCTTTGATGTGATTTCTTACCGCTGCAAATTTCTCATAGGTGGATGCCGTCCAATTATTCTGGTTGCCACACTCTTTTACAAACTCATCGAACACTTCCCAAAAACTAATCTGCACTTCTTCCTGTTGTTCTCCACTGCTGTCTTTCATCCGCAGATTGAACGCATCCTTTAGCTGCTGGGTGGTAGGTATGGTTTCCTGTACCTCAAACTCCTTGAACACGTTTTGCATTTCGGCATAGTATTTCAGCAAGTCTGCATTGATTTCGGATGCGCTTTGTTTCAGCTTGTTGGTGCATCCGTTCTTTACCCGTTGTTTGTCGGCATCCCATTTGGCTACGTCAATCCGGTAGCCTGTTGTAAACTCGATGCGTTGGCTTGCGTATATGACACGCATACGGATAGGCACGTTCTCTACGATTGGCACACCGTTCTTCTTCCGGCTCTCCAATGCAAAAATGATGTTACGTTTGATATTCATAATTGGGTGCGTTTGAAATTCTACACCCAAATATACACCCAAAAATTGAAATAGCAAAAGGCATTTAGAAAGATTTAGATTTACTCTTCATTGTAGATAATATATGATTATCAGTGATTTGCAATTTTATGATATTTTCTGAAAGCGTAGGTTCTGGAGCCTGTCTCTCCGCTGAACGTGCTGGACAGAAATGGTCAGCAAACGGACAAAAAGCTACAAATCAATGATTTGTGGCTTTTTTTATTACCCGAAAGTCCGGCTTCCAAGACTTCAAAAGTACGGTAAAAGACAAAGTTTCGTTACCAAACCGTTAGCCGGGCAGTTACCGAAACAGGAATAGGTAACGGCAGGCAATGAAAAGAAATCCTCACCGTTTTGTTTGCGCTCATACACAATGTTTTGCATATCAAGGAACGCTTATATGGCAAGTAATTTTGCACTAAAAAATATAAGCGTATGAAAGTAGAAAAATTCAAGGTGTTGCTCTACCTCAAAAAGAGCGGACTGGACAAATCGGGAAAGGCTCCCATCATGGGACGCATCACGGTAAACCGCACAATGACACAGTTCGGATGCAAGCTGTCCTGCACTCCCGAATTATGGAATCCCCGTGAAAGCCGTCTGAACGGAAAGAGCAAAGAGGCGGTTGAAACCAACGCCAAGATTGAGAAACTGCTGCTTGCCATCAATTCCGCATTTGATTCTCTGTTGGAGCGCAAGCAGGAGTTTGACGCTACGGCAGTCAAGGACATGTTTCAGGGGAGCATGGATAAGCAGATGACCCTGTTGAAACAGTTTGACCGTATCAACGAGGACTTGAAATCGCGTATAGGCATCGACCGTGCCGAGGGGACATACTCCAAGTATTACTACACACGGCAGATTCTCGCAGGGTTCATCCGTGAGAGATTCAAGACGGAGGATGTCGCCTTCGGGCAACTTTACGAGCGGTTCATCTGGGATTTTCAGGACTATGTGCTCGATGAGAAGAAACAATCCCTGCAATCCGTGCGCCATTACCTTGCCCTTTTGAAGAAGGTATGCCGCATCGCCTACAAGGAGGGACATTCCGAACGCTATTTCTTCTGCAACTTCAAGCTGCCGAAACAGGAAATCAGCGCACCGAAGGCACTCACACGGGAGGAGTTTGTGAAAGTACGTGACGTGGAAATATCCGTGCGCCGCAGGCCCTCGCTTGCCCTCACCCGTGACCTGTTCCTGTTTGCCTGCTACACCGGAACAGCGTATGCCGATACCGTGTCCATCACGCGGGACAATCTCTTTTCCGACGATGACGGGAACTTGTGGCTGAAATACCACCGCAAGAAAAACGAGTACCTCGCACGGGTGAAACTGCTTCCCGAAGCGATTGCCCTATTGGACAAATACAAGGACGAATCACGGGAAACACTTCTGCCTGTTCAGGACTACCGCGTGTTGAGAGCCAACATGAAGAGCCTCCGTGTACTGGCAGGAATCAAAACCGATATCGTCTATCATGTCGGACGCCATAGTTTCGCAAGCCTGATAACGCTTGAAGAGGGTGTACCTATCGAAACCATCAGCCGAATGTTGGGACACACCAATATCCAGACAACGCAAATTTACGCCCGTGTGACTCCGAAGAAACTTTTTGAGGACATGGACACATTTATCGAAGCGACCAAAGACTTGGTGCTTGTTCTCTGATGCAACTATTTAATCAAGTTCAATAAGATAATCAGTTATGCGCAGTACATTCAAACAACTCTATTACATCAACCGCAGCAAGGTGAAAGCTGATGGTACGACCGCCATTTGGTGCAGAATCTCCATAGATGGCAAACAGGCGGTGCTTTCCACGGGTATTTATTGCAATCCAGATGATTGGAACAGTAAAAAGGGCGAGGTAAAGGACGTTCGCACAAACGGACGGTTAAGCCAATATCGCCAACACATTGAAGATACATACGACACCATACTGAAAGAACAGGGTGTTGTCAGTGCGGAATTGCTGAAAAACACCATAGTGGCGGAAAGCTCCTTGCCCACAACCCTGTTACAAACAGGCAAACAAGAGCTGGAGAGGTTGAAGAAACGCTCTGTCGAGATACAATCACGTTCCACTTACCGACAATCCATTATCTTTCAGGGCTGTATCAGGCTGTACCTAGAATTGGTGTATGACATGCAGGATATACCGTTGGAGGAAATAACGGAAGGGTTCGGCAACGATTACAAGACATTCCTGTTAAAGGACTTGGGATGCAGCACAGACAAGATGAACAAGTGCCTGTGCTGGCTCAACAGGTTGTTGTATCTTGCAGTGGACAGGGAAATCATACGTGCCAACCCTATCGAGGACGTGGAATATGAAAAGAAGAATCCTCCAAAGCTGAAACATATCAGCCGTAACGAATTGAAACGCCTGATGGCAACTCCGTTTGAGGACAGTAACATGGAATTGGCACGGCGTATGTTTATTTTTTCGAGTTTCTGCGGTCTGGCGTATGTGGATATACACCGGCTCTATCCGCACCATATCGGGGAGGCTGCGGACGGCAGGAAATATATCCGCAAAAAAAGAGGTAAGACCAACGTGGAAGCATTTGTTCCGTTGCATCCCGTGGCAGAGCGTATATTGTCACTTTACAACACGACCGATGATACCCACCCCGTTTTCCCTTTGCCCATCCGTGATATACTTTGGCATGAGGTGCATTCCATCGGTAACGCACTGGAGTTTGAAGAAAATCTCTCCCATCACCAAGCCCGGCACACCTTCGGAACCCTGTTGATTTCCGCTGGCATTTCGATAGAGAGCATCGCCAAGATGATGGGACATACAAATATCACCAGTTCCCAAGTCTATGCCAAAATCACAGATGACAAGATTTCCAAGGACATGGACAAGCTGATGGAACGGAGAAAGAAAGTATCGACCGGCGAAAATATAAACAGCGAAAATAGCAAACATCAAATCAATCTATTATGAGCAGAGGAATAATAACAATCAGTGAAAAGGGTGTGGTCATTATGCCGACCGCACCCGTGTGGATGACACAATTTGAGATAGCCGACCTATTCGGAACATTCTCATGCGATGTCCGCAAAGCGATTCATACCATTTACAAGAACAAGGAACTGAACGAATTTGACACGATGAAGTATCTCAAGCAACCGGATGGCATCAGTTACGATGTCTATAACATTGAAGTGATTATAGCCGTT